ACCCTATCTTACCCATACTCATATACTTACTACCTTTTTTAGCTTGTAATGCTTTAGCAGCTAATTTAGATCCTATCTTATAACCTTGGACAGCAGGTATACCTATCTGTGTTAATGCTTGAGTAATTTTACCTATGGTTCTTGCTTCAGCTTCATCGTCAAAAGGATTGACATCATCAAACCATTGTTCCACACCTTTAGCAGTATTAGTATCTCCTACTAAATCAAATAGTTCTGCACCTAACGATACAAAACCTTTTGGTATATTCCAAAGACCTGTGGCTACACCAGCAAGTGCTGATTCAAAAAAGCCAACTTCTTCATCTTCTTTTTTCTTTTTAGATTCCTCTAAACTTAATGGAGTAATCGGCATTTATCCTCCTATATTAAAAACCTTCTTCACCTGGTAATAAGAATTTTTTTCCATCCCATTTACCAAAAAATTCTCCTCCAGGACCTTCTTTTTCAAAATAATAATATTGATTAGTTACTTCATCACCAGTTGTTTGAGTAGGATCAGGATGTTTAGAAACTTTAGCTGGAGAAATACTATTGTCTGTCATAAATGTACTAACTTTTAATGCTATTCCTGGAGACGTTTCTTGACTTAAAGATTCATAAATTAATTTAATATTATCCATTCTATTTCTTCCAGCAGAAGCATTTTGAGATATTGTTTTTGCAGCTTCTGCTACAGTAGTGTTAGTTAATCTAGCCAATGCTTTTGCATTTTTTTCAAGTGATCCAGGTTCTAATTCTTTTAAAGCTGCTTGGAACCCTAATGTTTTAGCTTGTCTATCTGCTGCTCTTTCAGCTTCTTCTATTTTAGAAAAACCTTCTAATGCTGGTCCACCTGCTTTACCTACAACTTCTCCTAAAGATTGTCCTCCAGGTTGTGCTAATATATTAGCACCAAATTTAGCAATTTCTAAATATCGTTGTCTATTTAATTCATCTTTGTCTCCACCAAGAGTTTCTTTAAACATATCCATATACTCTTGCATAACATCTTTATCAGATTTTTCTTGAAAATTGTTTAAACCTGTACCATCTCCACCTGTACCTGCGCCTGTACCAGTTCCTTCTGCTTTTTTTATTTTATTTTTTTCAATTTCAATTAATTCTTTAGCGTCTTTTTCTCTTCTATCTTTTGTACTTTCAGCGCTAGTATTAATACCAAAAAACTCTGCTACATTAGGATTAGCATCTTCATCTCTATCTGGATCATTTGGATCATATATTTCTGCATTATCTCCAAATATTCCTTTTTTAATTTCTTCAACATTTTTATTAGCTGATAAACCTGGGTTATAACCAAACAATCTACCTACTGTATTAATTGGAACATTGATAGCTGTATCCATAATTGAAGAAGTAGCATCTAAACCTAAATTTCCTATTGTTTTTAAAACTGATCCAATTCCAGAATTATCTAAAAATGATTCTTCACTTCCTAATCTTTGTCCTGCTATTTTTATTTGTTCTTCTAAAGTTGCATCGGGAAACTCTATCATTACTTGTTCAATAACTTTTTGTTTTACATCGTCTTTTGAAGTGCTTCCACCTTCTTCATATCCTACTCTACCACCTTCATTATAACCTAAACCAGAAGCGATCCCTCTTCCATAACTAGAGACTGGACCACCTCTAAACATAGGTCTTCGTAAGATTTTACTCATTAAAATAAACCTTTAATAGCTCCACCTAATCCTGCAGCACCAATACCTAGTCCTAGTAATTGTTGTGTTGTGCTTGGAGGAGGAGTTGATTGAACTTGTGTTGCAGCTGGGAATCCACCAATTACTGATGCAAGTTGTGGACCAACTAAACCTAGTCTAGTGTAATCTGCAAACGCTGCTTCTCTAGCTGCTTCTTGTTGTGCTGCTAAATTAGCTTGTGTTAATTGTCTTTGTGTTCCACCTAATTGAGTTTGGTATGTACCTAAACCTTGTTGTGCTGCTAAATCTGTTGCTCTTCTTTGTGAGGCATCTTGAAAACCTTGTTGTCGTAATTGAGATTCTTGCATTGCTCTAGCCATATCAGCACTTGCTTGATACTCACCCATCATTGCAGCTTCTCTACCACCACCAAAAGCTCCAGCTTGAACTGCTTGATTTCTTAATGCACCTAGACCTCTTTGTTGTTCTCTGTCCATTGATGCTAACGACGCATCAATAACCTCTTGTTGGTAAGGCGACATGTAAGATTGGATTGAACCTGTTCCGGTTCCCGCTCCTGTACCCGTTAGTTGACCAAGATTAGCCGCGGCTTGTGCTGCAGCTGTTTCTAAACCTGATTGGCCAGCAACGAATTGCGAACCGGTATATGTAGAAGTAGGTAATGTTTGACCTAATAATCTTAAGCCTTCATTAGTTACGCCGAGACCGGCGGCTTCTACAAATGGTTCTCGATACTGTCTAGTTTCTGTTATTGCCATTAATATCCTTTAGTAGCTAGTTTAGGTATTCCTCTTATTAAACCACCCTTACGAGCAGACACATTTGCATAATCATCACCTCTAACAACTTTTTTAATTTTTTTAGAAGTCTTACCCGATAGTTCAGGTTTAGAGATATTGATTTTTTTATTAAAACCTTTTCCTGTAATTAAAGGTTTTTTCTTTTTCTCACCTTTAAGTAAAGTTGTGTATTTTTTACCCTTATGAGTAAAAGTATCTTTACCAGATTTTTTAGCTAATTTAAAAGCTGCACCTTTTTCAGAAAGTTGTTTACTTTTATCTCCAACTCTAGCTCTCTCTCTATTAGACATTTTTTTTTGAGCTGCTTTTTTTTCTGCTTTTGTTTCAGTAGAGTATTCTAATTTTCCTTTTTTCTTATCATCTCTAGTAGAAGTAAAAGTTTTTTTACCTTCTTTTTTTGCTTTATCAAATTGCTCTCCAAAAGTAGGAATATATTTTTTCCTTACTTTATCTACACCGCTTCTTATTTTTTTTAGTATTGCCATTATACTCTTGCCTCCAAATTGTTCATTAAGTTATACATTCTTTTCGCCCCTTTATTTATACTGCCACCACCTGCCGCTCTTACCGCATCGGCAGTCATTACAAATTCATTTTTAGAAAGTCTTGCAGGTACATCATCTGCTCTTTCTTTAGATCCCATTGGTATCATACCACCTTGTCTATAGTCCATTTCTTTATTTTTAGGTAATACACTCATCATACCACCTTCTGCAACTTCGTATCTTTTAGGTGGGTTTCCTGTATTAAAAGTTCCATCGGGTCCTAATGGTTTATCAAATTCCATTCCATCTCTTTTGTATTTATATTTTTTCTTTTTCTTTTTAGTACGACCACCTTCTTTCATTCCAGGTACTCTCATATTTAACATTTCTCTTACTTCTTCAAAAGAGTAACCTTGTTCTAATAAATCATTAATCTTGTCTTCTCTTTCCTGATAATATTTTTCTTCTCCTTCTTCATCAATTAAATCCATAAAATTGTAATCATCTCTACCTACGGCTTTTTCTCTTACAGATTCTACTGCTTCTGTTATACCACCAAATCCACCGTCCGCGAATCTCATTATAGGAACAGGAGCAACATCTCCTTGTAACATACCTAAACCTTGTTTTGCGTAATCTAAACTATCTCCTAATGACATTCCTTCATCCTCACCACCTTTCATCATTTCTACAAATTCTTCCATAGACATTTGATCCTTATCACCATCTTTATCTATTTCTGCATCTACTTCAATTGTAGTAATTCCAGCTGACGGAGGAGCTTTCTTTTTAATAGAAGTCTTTTTCTTTTTAACACTTTTACCATATCTATATCCTGCTCTACCACCATCTGCGTAACCATATTTATCTAACATTACATTAACGTCTTCTGAATCGTGGCCAGCGTTTATAAATATATCAAAGATAGCACTTCTTCTTGCACCTTTATCTTTTATTCCTTGTGAAAGTAAATCTGAATTATATTTATCTAATGCTTCTTTATCTAATGCAGCTTGTTTAATAGCAGCATCTGTACTAGCTTGTGCGCCCATTGTTAAGTAAGGACTGTCTTTTGCTTTTTGTGCAAGTGCTCTAGAACCTTTTCTTAATGTTCCCATTAACCCTTTTGGATCAGGACCTGTAGGACCTGCAAATTGATCTAAAGCTGTAGGAGCTGCAGCCAACGCGGCTGTAATTCCAACATCCTTTAAACTTGCTTCATCATCAGTAGCAAATCTAGTACCACCTGCAAGAAGAGCTTTTGTTACTGCAGGGTTAGAAAATATACCAGAGGAAGCAAAACTAGCTGGACCCATTGCTGCTGCAATGTATGGTAAAAACGGTCTAATCTCTTTAGGAATTATTTTCTTTATACGTTTTCTAACGCTTTTAAAAGGTTTAGTTATTTTACTGAAAAATCCCATAATTTCTTTTTATATTGTTAATGTTTAAGCAAGTACGCAACACTTGTAAATAGGCGAGTATCACACAATTTACTAGGTTTTTGTACATTCGTCAATCGCTGATGTTAAAGTCAGCACCTATTTTTATCTCTTCTACAGTTACATTTACGTCTCTTCTTATATGTTCTGCTTTAGTGTCTGTATCAGTATTCTGTACGTCTGCTAATGCTTCTGCATCTGACATATATTCTTGACCTGTTTCTGTATTGGTTAAAGTTACCTCACATTTAGGTGTAATTACTGGTACTCTTTTACCATTAATTGTTTCATACCTAACTGAAGCTTCTGTTTCTATAAACGGCATTATCTATCCTCTCTGTTTATTTCTAATATTGATGCTGTAGAAAACAGTCTATTTGCATCGGCAGCTGTTACTTGTAATACTTCATTTTCTAACATAATCAAAGGCTCTGTTAATAGCTGTATACTTTCGTTAGCATCTACTGCAGCTGTATTAAACAAAGTAAACTTGTTAGCTGACGCTGGATCTCCATCAAATAAATCTACAGTAATTGTAGTAGCACTTCCACTATCACTACTAACTAATAATGATTTTACAATAGCTCTAGAGTTAGAAGGTGTAGTATATAAAGTTGTAGCTGTAGCAGCTGTTAAATCTTTTTTTGCGTTTAAATATATATTTGCCATACTATCCTAGTCCGAACCATGTGTATCTTTCTGCATCTTCTTTTAATTGTGTTAAAAATGTAGAGTTAAGTTGTTCTACAATAGAAGAAAAAGATCTGTTAATTTGTCTTTGATTATCTTCACTATATTCTTTTTTAGGTTCTGGTAATCTTACTACTATTCTAGTCATTATCTTCTTCCATCTGGTTGTAGATCAGCTTGAAATGTTCCAAACCTCCACGATTCATTAACACCTATATTTTCTATTTTAACAGCAGCATATCTTCCACGTGCTCTTGTATCTACTTTAGTTGTAGTTGATGTAATTGTAAAGGGACTTAATGTGGTAACTGTATTAGGATCCGCAGGATAGTTAGCAACCGAAACAGTAACTTGTGCACTTCCTACTAAATTTTTAAAGTTAGGTAAAAATCTTCTCATTGCTAAAAAGTATTCTCCAATTCCTTGATCAGTTTGTAATGCAAAATCATAAGATTGTACAAAAGAAGTTAATGTAGTTGTACTACCATCTGGATTAACTTGATCGTTCCCCGTTTCGTGTTCAAACAATACGCTTTGACCTAATCCTGTTTGACCAATAACTGCTGGGAATGTACCTGTATTAGAATTGTTGTAAGCTGTTGCATAAGGTTTAGGATAAACTAAAGTATCAATCCAAGTTGTTCTAATAGAATTACTATTAACACCTGTATACCAATTACCCATTGGAACGGGTTGAGTTGTTTGACCATAATTATAAACTACATATCTATTATTAAAATCAGATCCAGCTGTTGGATACCACCAAGTAACTTCTGTAAATAAATTATTAATACCTGCACAGATTTGTTGACCTTTAGTTGTATCTACATCATCATAAACATAATCTTCAACACTACAAGGTAAGGTATTTACGGTACCATCAAAAGAGAAAAAACCATTACTACCCATCCAATAAGCAACACCATCAATTTCAATCGCTGCATTTTTACCAATCAATCCACAGTTAGTTCCAACTTGTTCAAAGCCAAATGTAAATGGAGCACCGACAAATTTCATTGTGTATAGTGCATTATCTGTCCATACTAGAATGTTTTCTTTAGCAACTAAAGCTCCCATAATTTTTGTACCATCTTGAAGTCTTTGCGAACCTGCAGTATTAACTGCCGTAATAGTATAAGAATTTATATTTTCTTGTTCTGAAAATCTTATAAACATATCATCTTGTGTTGCAGTAGATCCGATAGTTACTTCTGTTCCAAAATGAATTAAGTGACGTGTTGTTGGTGATATTAAAGTTATTCTTGTTGCAGTTGGGTTTCCTGTTGTTACAAAATCTGTTGTGCCAGTAGATGCTCTTACACTTAATCTTGCTGCATCTCCTGCATTCCATGTAAAAGTTTTTCCATTAGCAATGGTTGCAACTAGTACTTGACCAAAATTACTTAA